CTATGGAATCAGTTCCACGGTGGCCTTCAGTTCGTCCAAAGTCTTGTGATTATAGACCCGGTTTCCCGTGTCCTTGGACACATGACCCATGAGCAAATCAATACATTTCCGGTTGGCCCCGGCGCTATCCAATTTGGTTTCAAAGGTGTGGCGGCATTCGTGCGGGGTATGGTTCAGTTTCAGGGCCTTCATAATATCCGCCCAAAATATCCGGTATTGGGTTTGATTGCAAATCTTCCCGTTGTAGCTGATCAGCCGGGGGCCACCTTCGGCAAGCCGCCGTTCAATCAATGGCCTGATCTTTGGATGGATGGGAACAATGCGGTTCTTACCGGCTTTCGTTTTGGTGCCGCCCTTCATCGTGCCTTCCTTCAAGTCTATATCTTCAGGTTTCAGGTTCAAAAATTCAGAGATACGCCACCCGGAATATAGCAAGATCAAAACCGTATCAACCCAAGGATCAGACTGATGTTCCCACACCGTTTTGATTTCATCGTTGGTGAACGGAAGGCGGCTGGTGGGCGGTATTGGATCAGAAGTCAGAAGTTCGGAGAAGCACCGGTTTATTATATCCATTTCAAGGGCGAACCGGTCAAGGTGGCCCCACAGGTTCTTGATGGCCGCTTGGGTGCTATACCCTTTCCCACAACCATCAATGGTTTCTTGCATTTGGTAGGATCGCAGTTGTTTATAAGGCTTGTTCACATACGCTGAACAATGCTTGAACGCTGAACAGAGGGAAGAACGGTTGGATTCCCCCAGCTTCGGGGCCTTCTTTTCTTTCCAGAGGTCAAAAAGCTGTTGAAGGGTGATCTTGGCCCGGTCAACATCCCAAGGATCACGGTTGTATTCAGCAAGCATGATGTTCCCGGCTTCACGGGTTTCAGCATAGCCGATAATGTCATAGATGGGATGGCCTTTGTCATTCCAACCTATGGTTTTCTTCACAATGTATGGGCGGCGGCGTTGGCCTGATAGCTTTGCAACCGTTCCATACCCGTTTGGATTTCGCATTATATCACCTGAACTTTCAAAATTGGGTATGGCAAAGCTAAACCCCATGTGATATAATGTTCAAAGGCGTTTGAAACATTAACTTCAAAAGGGTTTGTTTCGCCTGACCGCTTCCGGTGTGCAAGACCGGGGGCGGTCATTTTTTTTTGATTTTGAATGATGTTGAATGAGCCTGAAGCCTTGCGGCATAAGGCTTTTTCGGAAATTCTTCAACATTCAAGATGAAACATATTTTTCTAATATTTCAAGAAAAAAAGTATTAAGAAGTATGAAAAATATAACCAGAAGGGATTTGATCTTGAATGTTGAAGGATTATTCGTTCATAGCGTTTTCAAGATAATCAGCGGCTTTCAGGGGTGGGTTGGAGATGGAAACGGTGGTGTTCATCCCGTTGATGGACAAATCAACATATAAAATTGGAACGCCACCAACTTCCTTCGTTTCCTGTTTGGCAGTTGCGGCACCAGCGATGGCCCCGGCTGTTCCGAATAAGGCCCCGCCAACAACGGCCCTACCAATCCCGCCTTTTGTCTTAGTAATGGTTTTCTGTCCAACCTGTTCAATCTTGAAGGCATTGATTTCAGAGAACTTGAAAACAACAGGTTCCAGCTTTGTTTTTTTACTGTTGGATATGTAAAACATTTTCTGTTCAGGATCAATGAACAAAAAGCCGCTTGCGAAATCTGAAATGACCATTCCGGGTTTGAAGTTACGGAAACGATTGTGGTTTTCTTCCCATGCCTTTTTCACCTGTTCCACAGATGCCAAGGTGGAGCCGGTGGAAAGACGGTTGCAAGCAGGACAAATGGAACCACCGTTGATTTGAATTGCCGTAAAGGAAAGTTTTTCACCGCATATCGCACAGCGTTCTTTTTTCCCAAACATGAGGTTCCCCCCCTTTCAACGAATATCACTTTGGAAGGCTACGGCTTTTCCAAGAATCCTGATATGATTCAGTTCTTCGCCTGTGTAACGCATGGTTTTATACTTTGGATTTTCAGCGAACAACAACAGTTCGTTTTCTTCAGGATTATATTGAACACGCTTCAATGTGGCTTCATCACCAATCAGGACAGCGGCAATTTCACCATCATCCACCATTTCCTGTTTTCTGATGAACACAATATCCCCGTCATAGATTCTGGCCCCGATCATGGAATCGCCCTTGGCCTTCAAGCAGAAATCAGCATGAATGTTTGCACCAGCTTCCACATACAGTTCCTTTTCTTCGTTGGCAAAGATAGGGGTTCCACAAGCAATGTTCCCAAGTAATGGGAACTTTCGCTTTTCAATTCTAAATAGGTTATCCAATTCAACTTCTTCTTTCCAGCCCATTAAATAGGCCGGTGTGGTGTGAAGAACTTTCGCCAAGTCTGCTATTTTATCACGGCGCATATTGGCAATAATCCCATTTTCCCATTTCCGAACGGTGCTTTTACCTACACCAACAGCATTGCCCACCTGTTCAAGAGTAAGATTATTTTCTTCACGCAAAGCCTTGATTTTTTGGCCCATAGTCAAATCAGCCACATCAACACCCCTTTCACGGTTAGTAACAACAGTATAACCGCAATGTGTCTTTTTTGCAACCCCTAAAGCGAAAAAACAAAAAAAGTTTCTTTTAATCCACAAATGGGGTTGACAAGCGACAAGGGGTGTGATACTATGATGGTGTCCTAAAGGACACGGCAAAGCGAATAAGACACCGAAAGGGGTATATGAGATATGAGTAAGTATTATGAAGTTCGTTTTTATACAAAGAAAGGCGGGGAACAAAGTTGGATCATCCATGTTGAAGCGAAAACCGCCAAAGAAGCCAAAGAAATTGCAATTCATAAATGGGCTTGCGATAGGCGCTTCAGCGGTATGCACCAATTTGGGATCAAGGTTCGCCTTCTTAAAGCTGATGAAGAATTTCGTTGGCATTACTTCGCAGTGATCGGAGAAGGATGTTTCAATTCTTAAAGCCGAAACGGGCCTGATGGCCCGTCCACCGGAACTGCCCCACCGGTGCTGATGATGGCAGGGCAACAGCGACAACATGAGCGCCCCCGGTTTATGGGTTCGGGTATTGGGTATCAATCCACATGTAAAAGGTATGACCGCCCGGAAATTGCTTGTTGGGGCTTTGGCTGTTCTATTTTTGAAGAAAGGATGTGAGCGAATGAACAAGGCCCGCTTGGAATATGAAATGTCTGTTCGGGGTGTCACCCGTGCCAAGCTGTGTGAAGTCCTTGGGATTTCCCGATCCGCCTTTTACCGAAAGTGTAATGGGGGTTCGGAGTTCACCCAAGGCGAGATTCAGAAGATTGTGGATTTTCTGAACCTTGAAACCCCGGTGGGAATTTTTTTTGATGCGAAAGTGTCCTAAAGGACACCACAAGGAGTAAGAACCATGAATGAAGTCAGTTTGAAACCGGTCATTGATGAACTTGAAATCTTGTTTTCAAAGTTCAACAAAGCCTTCTTTGAAGGGAAGCTGGAAAAGCCTGTGATCACCGTTTCCCCGGATCATACCCGTGGGGCCTATGGGTGGTGTACCGGTTGGAAGGCGTGGCAAGACGGCACCAAGGAAGGCGGCTATTACGAAATCAACCTGTGCGCCGAATACCTGAACCGCCCCTTTGAAGAAACCTGTGGAACCTTGCTTCACGAAATGGTTCACCTTCAGAACCTTCAGGACAATGTTCAAGACACTTCCCGTTCTGGTTCCTACCACAACCGGAAGTTCAAGGAAACCGCTGAAGCCCACGGGATGACCGTGGAGAAAGGCGAAAAGTACGGATGGCACAAAACCACCCTGAACCCGCAAGCTGAAGCCTTCGTGAAATCCCTTGGCAAATCCGGGTTCTGTCTGGTTCGGCCCCGTACCAATCCGCTGAAGGGTTCCCGGAAGGGGGGGGGATCAAGTTCCCGCAAGTATGTTTGCCCCTGTTGCGGAACCATCATCCGGGCCACCAAGGAAGTTCATGTTCTCTGTGGAGAATGTGAAGTGGCCTTTGAAGAACAAGAGTGATAACCCAATAAAGCTGTTTGAAAGGAGTATACACAATGACCACTTTTGCAGAGCGTCTGAAGAACGCTATGGAACAGACCAACATGAGCCAATCCGCCCTGTCTGAACAGGCCGGGGCTTCCAAGGCCGCTATCAGCCAATACCTTTCCGGGAAGAACACCCCCGGCCCTGACCGTATCAAGGCCCTTGCCGATGCCACCGGCGTTTCCTTTGATTACCTGATGGGTTATGGAGCCGCCCCGGTTGCGGAACCGCCCATCAAGAAGATCAGCGTGAAGGAAGCCGCCCGGTGCATGGGAAAATCTGATCAGTTCGTCAGAATCGGCCTTCAGCGTGGCCTTCTTCCCTTCGGGAACGCTGTTCCCGGAACCGGCGCTTGCTGGAATTACTACATCAACCCCACCAAGTTCCGTGATTATGTGGGTGCTGATCAGTTCAATTCTTTTTTCGGCCTTACGGCCTGATTTTTAGAAAAGGAGTAAAGCAATGAAAACCAGATTTGATGGAACCTTGTGGATCGGAGCCGGTGGACAGGCTTTCCGCCCCGCAGAAATGGGAACCGATCACCTGTTGAACACGGTGAAGATGCTGAAGAACCGCCCCGGCGTGGTGATAGCTATGGTGGTTCGTGACATTGAAGCCACCCCTGACTGTTGCCCTTTTGATCCATTCGGTGGCGGTCATTCCGAGTTGGTGAAACAGTCCTTGTTCAACATCACTTCCCTTTCCCCGGAACAGGTGAGTGATTACGCCTTGAACAGCCCCTTGGGAATGGCTATGAAGGCCGAACTTCTTTCCCGTGGTGTGAATGTGGAAAATTACCTTTCCATGATTGAAGGGCCTGAAACCCTATGATCACGCTGTTCCAGCACCAACAACAGGCCCTTGACGAAACCGAGGGGAAGAACCGGGTGGCCTATTACCTTGATATGGGCCTTGGGAAAACCTTTGTTGGTTCCGAAAAAATGATGAAGCTGAACAAGCGGATCAATCTGGTGGTGTGCCAATGTTCAAAAGTTCAAGACTGGATTGAACATTTTCAAGACCACTACACCCGGAATTGTGTGTTCGACCTGACCAACCCCAAAACCTTCAAATGGTTCTTTGAACAGGTTCAGCATGAAGTTCCAACCCTGATGATTGGCGTGATCAACTACGAACTGACCTTCAGGCGGAATGTGCTGAAAACTCTGACCGGCTTCACGCTGATGTTGGATGAAAGTTCCCTGATCCAGAACGAGAACGCCAAACGGTCAAAGTTCATTCTTGGGCTGAAACCGGATAATGTGATCCTTCTGTCAGGCACCCCCACGGGCGGCAAGTATGAAAACCTATGGAGCCAATGCCAACTGTTGGGGTGGAAGATTTCAAAAGAACTGTTCTGGAAGCAGTACATTCAAACGGAATGGGTTGAAACCGATGGATTTTGGCGGCAACAGATTACCGGCTATAAGAATGTTGACCGGCTGAAGATGAAGCTGGCCGAACATGGGGCCGTTTTCATGACTACCGAACAGGCCGGAATCAGCCTTCCAAAACGGAACTGGATCAAGGTCAAAACCCGCCCTTCACCCCTTTATTGGAAGTTCTGGAATGATCGCTATATTGCGATTGACAGCGCCAACCTTGGTGAATTTGAACTGGATGCGGATTTCTACGGTTCCAATGCCTATTGTAAACGGGAATTGATCGGTGATACCAGTTTGACCCGCCGCCTTTACGCCCGTCAGCTTTGCGGCCTATATAACCCGGCCCGTTATGAAGCCTTCCGGGATTTGGTGAACAGCACGGAAGATCGCTTGATTGTGTTCTATAACTTCACGGAAGAAATGGAACGCCTGAAGGGGATTGCCAAGGGCCTGAACCGGCCTGTGTCTGTTCTTTCCGGTGAAGAAAAGAACTTGGATGCTTACCGATACCAGCACAACAGCATTACCTTCATTCAGTATCAGGCCGGTGCAATGGGCGGCAACTTTCAGCTTGCCAACAAAATCATTTACTTCAGCCTTCCCCAAGGTTCGGAATTGTGGGAGCAATCCCAAAAGCGTATTCACCGCCTTGGGCAAGAACGGCCCTGTTTCTATTACCTGATGATCTGTCCGGGAACGGTTGAAGAAGATATTCTTTCCACTTTGGAAATGAGAAAGGACTATACCGATGAACTATTCAGAAAGTATGAGCAAGCGGCAACAGCGCCGTAAAGCCCTTAACCAGCGGTTCAGGCGGATGTTCCTTGTGGCCCTTCTGATGGGCCTTGCAATGGGGTTTATATTTGGGCGCTGTTCTGCTGTCAACAGCAAGGCCCCGGATGCCCCTATTGAATCGGATCAGCTTACCGCCGTGGCCCCGGATGTGACCTTGGAGCCGGTGGAAACTCCGCTGGTGGAAGAACCCGCCGAACCTGAACCGGTGCTGTTGGGCAGTTTCAGAATTACCGCCTATTGTTCCTGTGAAAAGTGTTGCGGCGAATGGGCCAAGAACCGGCCCAACGGCATTGTGTATGGTGCCGCTGGTGTGGAACTGAAAGCCGGTGTTTCCTGTGCTTCCCCGCTTCCCTTGGGAACCGTGGTGGAAGTGGAAGGCTTGGGTGAATACATCGTTCAGGATCGCCCCGCCCAATGGGTGATTGACAAATACGGTGAAAACCAGATCGACATTTATTTTGACAACCATGAAGCCGCTTCCGCCTTCGGCCTGAAGCAGTTGAATGTTTATCTGAAAGGAGAACCCGAAAAATGATCAAATGTGAAAATGCTTGTCCCCGTGGAAAATTTGATGGGTGTTGCCACAAATGCCCGGATTTCCACACTTGTCCTGATTCCTGTCAGGAAAACCCGAACGCCTGTGGAGAAGCCACCTTCGATGAAGAAACGGCCCTTCAGGAGTTCAAGAACACCCAGCTTGCCACCTTGAACGCCATTGCTTCCCTGACCTCCCACAAGAAGGCCATTGAGGATCAGGAAAAGGAAATGAAGGCCAAGCTGTATGAAGCAATGGTGAAGTTCGGCGTGGATAAGTTTGAATCCGATGTTCTGAATCTTACCCTTGTGAAGCCCACCAATGCCACCAGCATTGATTCCACCAAGCTGAAGAAGAAATACCCGGACATTGCTTCCGAGTGTTCCAAGACCACCGCCAAGGCCGGTTATGTGAAGATCACCCTGAAGGGCGGTGGGCAGTAATGCCGAATTGGTGTAAAGGATCACTGAAAGTTCGTGGGAAAATTTCTGATTTGAAGGAATTTGTTCAACAGGGGCTTGAGCCGGTTAGTTATATAGGAGATGCTTTAGAACCTTTGGTGTTCACCACTGAAGATGAAACTTCATTCTTTGTGAGGGAGAATAAAGTTTCCCTTTGGATGAAGGGAACCCACCGCCATTTCTGTGAGCCTAATTATATTGAGGTTTACGCCGATGATCAAGAAACGCCCGTTATTATGATTCTACCTATGAAGGCGGCGTGGTCTATTGATGCAGAGCCTTTACAGGAATTGTGCAAAAAGTTCCATGTTGATATGAAGATTCAAGGGTTTGAACGAGGAATGGAGTTCAGTCAAGTTATTGAAATCGTTGATGGTGAAATTGTTCAAGATGAAGAACTTCACTATAACGATTGGAATTGGGATTGCCCATGCCCGGAAATGGGTGGGTGAAGCCAATGAAGAAACAGATTGATATTTGCGCCACCTGTGTTCACGATGAACCCGGTTATTGTTCCGTTATTGGCACCATTCCCCATTGCTGTTCCCACCATTGGCATTGTGAGCCGGGAAAAGCCGCAAAGGACTATGTTCCCAAGCAGGAAGAAGGTGAAGCCGATGGCAAGGGATGAAGTGTGGGATGCCCTGAAAAATCATGCCAAACAGGTTCATTCAGAACGGGTTGCAAAGAACCCCGACCGGATCGCCTATGCCATTCAGCAGTTTGAAGCCCACGGCATTGAATACCAACTGAAGAATGAGCAAACCGGACATTTCCATTGTTGGCGGAAGTCTGATGATAAACTGTTCCAATTCTACGCTGGAACGGGTAAAATTCAGGGCTTCACCCAAGTCAGAGGTATTCACAGCCTGATTCAGATGTTGGAGGGGTGAGCCGATGGCCGGTGAAAAAAACTTTGAAAATCGCCTGAAGGAATGGCTGGAAGCTGAAGGGATATATCCCTTGGGTGAACCTGTTGACCACATGAGCGCCCCGCCCTGTGGCTTCTATGAAAAGCGTTGGGGTGGAAGCCGGTATGTGAAAAGCGGCCTTCCCGATATGCGGATCACCGTGAAGGGCATTGCCCTTGAAGTGGAGCTGAAGGCCACCGATGGAACCCCATCTGTGCTTCAGAAGCGTAACTTGGCCCAAATCAACGGTTCACAGGGGTTCGGGTTCATCCTTTACCCGGAAGGCTTTGAAGCCTTCAAGACTATTGTGAAAGGGGTAAAACAATGCGAGTTTCCCACAGCCGGGTTGAAGTCTTTGATAGATGCCCATACAAATACCGCTTGCGATATGTGGAAGGGATAGATACGATCCCAAACACGGACGCAGACAACGCCCTGATCCTTGGCACCGCCCTTCACACCGGCATTGAAGAAGGGGTTGAACAAGCCCTTGATTTCTACAAGAACAGCTTCCCGGTTCTGACGGATGATCACATTCATGAAATGATGAAGCTGGAAGCAATGATCCCCAAGGCAAAGGCCATGTTGCCACCGGGCGGAACCTTTGAATTGCCTATTGGGAACGCTGATTTCATCGGCTTCATGGATTATCTGGTTCCCGTGGGGAAGGGCCTGAAGCTGGATGGGCTGATCACCGGTGAAGATTTGGATGAATTTGAAGCGTTTGATCTGTACGATTTCAAGTATTCCAACAACGCCAAGAACTACGCCGTTTCCGGTCAGCTTCACGAATACAAGTATTGGTATGAACTGACCCATCCCGGCCACCGGATCAGAAATATGTATTTCCTGATTGTTCCCAAGCCCAAGATCAGGCAGAAAAGCACCGAAACCCTTTCCCAATTCCGTGACCGCTTGCAAGCGGCCTTGAAAGATGCTGAACCAACGCTGATGCCGGTTCAGTACAACCCCATGAAGATTGTGGACTTCCTGACCGATGTGAAGCACATGGTTGAAGCCACAGACTTTCCCAAGAACCCAAACCATTTTTGTGGATGGTGTGAGTATGAAGAATATTGTCAGAAAGGATGGGATTATATGTTACTTCCCAAGAATGAACGCCGTGATCTGAACGCCACCAAGAAGAAGGTTGTGTGGCTTTACGGCGCACCCTTCAGCGGCAAAACCTTCTTTGCCAATCAGTTCCCCGATCCCCTGATGTTGAACACGGATGGCAACATCAAGTTTGTGGATGCCCCCTATATCGCCATTCGTGACACCGTCACGGTGGAAGGCCGTATCACCAAGCGCAAGTTGGCCTATGAAGTGTTCATGGATGCCGTGGCCGAACTGGAAAAGAAACAGAACGATTTCCGAACCATCGTGGTTGACCTTCTGGAAGATGTTTATGAATCGTGCCGGGTTTACATCTGTGACCGTCAGGGCTGGAAGCATGAATCTGATGATTCCTTCCGTGCGTGGGATATGGTCAGAAGTGAGTTCCTGAACACCCTGAAGCGGCTTGTGAATCTGGACTATGAAAACATCATCCTGATCAGCCATGAGGACAGAAGCCGTGACCTGACCCGCAAGGGCGGCGATAAGATCAGTTCCATCAAGCCGAACCTTCAGGATAAGGTGGCAAACAAGGTGGCCGGTATGGTTGATCTGGTGGCCCGTATCGTGGCGGACGATGATGAACGGGTGCTGTCTTTCAAGACTTCTGAAGTGATCTTCGGCGGTGGCCGTTTGACTGTCCGTGATAAGGAAATCCCGCTGACCTATGACGCTTTCTGTGAAGTCTACGAGGAAGCCAACCAGAAGGCCGCAGGAGCCGTGAAGCGTGGCGGCAATACCCCGGCTACCCCCGCACCTGAAATCACCGACACGCCCACCACAGCGCCCAGCAGAAGGGGCAGAAAGGTCAAGACTGTAACCCCGCCCCCGGCTGGTAACTATGATCCGGCTGAAGATGCGGCAAAGGCGGCTTGTGGTGATCCTGATGGAACTTGGACACCGGGCGGCGGTGAAAAGGATGATTCTGTTCCTGTTGATGAACCGGCCACCGGTGACACCCCGCCTTGGAACGATCTTCCCAAATGCCCGGACGGTGAACGCATTTTCAGACAGCACGATCAGAACCCGGAAATCCCCCTTTGTCCGTCCATTGACGCTGGCCACCGTTGCCACAAGGAAGGCGGCCCCGATGGTTGCCCCCTGTGGGATCGCCCCAAGGCACAGGCAGAGGAACCCGCACCCAAGACGGATGCTAACCCGCCCCGCCGTACCCGGAAGAAGCGTGAAGAATAATGGCTGATGTGCTGATGATTGCCGGGAAGCCTGAAACCATCTTCAAGGCCCGTGATTTTGAATATCTGGTTGAAAAATACATGGGTTATGAAGCGGCCAAGTATTTCCGGGAATACGCTGAAAAGGCTGATGAAGAAGTCAGATCGGCCAAGGCCGGTGAGAACACAGACCTTGCTTCCTATGAAGCTGACCTTGAAAGCAATCACAGAGCCTTTCAGGACATTCAGACGGAAGCCGCAGTTATCACGGGTGTTCTTCAAGAAAAACGGATAAACCGTGAGAAGATTGCCCATGCAGTAAGGGAAATTGGAAAGATAATTTCCAACCAAATATAAGGAGGAACCCAAAATGAAAAACGATGCTTTGAACAGGTTCAAAGAAGAAATGAACCGCCGTGGCCTGATTCGCAAGATTCAGGTGTGTGCAAACCTGATCCCCCCCCCCCGCCTGATGCTGACCCGGAATCCCTGATCCAGCTTCACCGGAACGCCGCAAAGGTGGCGATTGCCAACTATGCCGCCAACCACGATGATTTCTATGAAGTGATGTTTGATGCGGCGTTGGATCATCTGTTGAATGGGGTTCTGACCGATGATCTGTTTGCCCCTGATAAGGAATTTGCCCCTACGAAAGAAGAAGTTGACACTATGAACCGGGCCAAGGGAACCGCTGAACTTGTGAACGGCCTGTTTCAAGGGTTGGCTGATATTCTCAAAACCATTTGAACATAACAACATTTTTTGGAGGTAAAAAAACTATGGCTATTGATTTTGACAAGATTGATCGTTCTGTTGATCTGAAGGGCCTTCAGGCTGATGTGGAGGATGCCAAGAAGAACGGCGGCGGTGATTTCCCCACCATTCCCGCTGGCAAGTATGAAGTGAAGCTGGAAAGCATGGAGATCAAAGGCACCAAGGCCGATCCCAACCGCCCCATGCTGGCCGTGTCCTTCAAAATCCTGTCCGGTGAGTTCAAGAACCAGCGCCTTTTCATGAATCGTGTCCTTTACGGCACCAAGAATGACAAGAACATGATCGCTTCCGCTATGGGCTTCCTTGAAAAGCTGGATTCCGGTGTTCCTGTCAGCTTCACCAGCTACAAGCAGTTTTCCCAGCTTGTTCTTGATGTGGCGGAAGCCATTGATGGAAACTTGGAATATGCGGTGGACTACGATGATTCCCGCTTCAATTCCATCACCGTTGAAGAAGTTTTCGAGGTTGAAAACTGA